ATTGGGCCAATGGAGGGATTAAATGGAGATGATGTTAAGCGTTATATCAGGTATATTGCTGATCGTAGGCTTATCTCTCTTGGCCTTAAAGGGATTTTCAAAGTAAAGAAAAACCCATTACCTTGGGTCGAAGAAATGGTGAATGCACCTATTCATACTAACTTTTTTGAGAATAGAGCGACTGATTATGCTAAAGGCGCATTGACTGGTTCTTGGGAAGATGTTTGGGCGTAATATTCAATGAACAATAAATATTAGCACCAAAGTGAATATTATGGTGCTAATATGTGGTTCTACGAAGAAAAAGAAATAGATCATGAACTTTCAAATCAATACTACGGCTTTATATATTGCATTGAGCATATGCCATCAGGCAAAAAATATATAGGCCGTAAGTATTTCACTAAAGCTGCAACAAAGCAAGTCAAAGGAAAAAGAAAGAAGATCCGTAAAGACTCTGATTGGAAAGACTATTGGGGATCATCTACAAAACTCCTAGAAGAAATAGAAAAGCTCGGAAAAGAAAACTTTAAAAGAACAATCATACGATTATGTAAGACGCGTGGTGAGTGCAACTATTGGGAAGCTAAGCTACAGTTTGAGCAAGATGTGCTGTGTGCAACTATGCAAAATGGAGAACCTGCTTACTATAATGATAATATCATGATGAAGTTTACTCGAAGAAATATAGGCAAATAGTCTATGTACTTAATTATTGTTTTATTGTAATATACATACATATTCTGCGTGTAGCTCAGTGGATTAGAGCATTCGGCTTCTACCCGAATGGTCGGGGGTTCGAATCCCTCCACGCAGGCCAAATAATAGGTCCATAGCTCAGAGGTAGAGTCACTCCCCTGATATGGGAGAGGTCGGTGGTTCGAATCCATCTGGACCTACCAAATTACTACGCCCCCGTAGCTCAGTGGTTAGAGCAGACGGCTTATATCCGTCCGGTCGGTGGTTCAATTCCATCCGGGGGTACCAATGCGGGTCGTTAGCTCAGCCGGTAGAGCACGGGACTTTTAATCCTGTGGTCGAGAGTTCAAGTCTCTCACGACCCACCATTTATTTCGGAGTGTAGCTCAGTTTGGTAGAGCATCTGGTTTGGGACCAGAGGGTCGTCAGTTCGAATCTGGCTACTCCGACCATTTTTAGGAAACATAATGAAAGTTTACATCGGTCCATTTAAGAAAAATTCTGATGAGCGTAAGATTGATGTTCGCATCGATAAGTACGATACATGGAATATGGAATCTACTCTTGCATATATTGTTCTTCCTATGCTTAAACAGTTAAAGGCAACTGTACACGGATCTCCAGGAGATCTTATTGAGTTTCAACAAACTTCAAATTCCGCTCAATATTCTTTTGATTTCTATGAAGAAGGTGATAAACTTGCTTGGGAAAAAGGGCATGAACACTGGCACCAAATTCTCGATAAAATGATTTGGTCGTTTGAGCAAATAAATACTGATTGGGAAGAACGGTTTCATTCTGGTGAACATGACATTTATTTTGAGGATGTTGAAGGAACTGAATATTCGATTATGAAACTTGGTCCTAATGACACGCATAAATTTGACTCTGAAGGTTATCTTCAGTTTCAAGATCGCATGCAAGAAGGATTCGAATTATTTGGAAAATATTATAGAAACTTGTGGGATTAATTATGAAAAGATTTATTATCAAAGATTCTCCTAATACATATACTTCTATTCCAGAAGATGATGTAGATTATTCTATTCCTAGCCATTCTGACTTATCACAGGTGTGTGAAGCTTTTACACTCTTCCTTAAAGCTTGTGGCTATAACCTCGATGGTCAATATGTGACGATTGATTTTCACGATGACTTAAAATGAAATCTTATATCTTTGATGTAGATGGCGTATTAGCTTTACCTAATCAACCAATTGAATCTCAATTTATGCGTTGGTTTGAACATTGGATGCTTAAGAAAGACGTATATATCTGCACCAATAACACTTATCAAAACATTATGCCTAGGCTTGGACGTAGAATTATTGATAATTGTCAAGCCGTATTCACCAGTGGTGGTAACTCTATATGGAAAGAAAATAAAGAACATGTGGTAAGTACTTGGAGACCATCTTATGAATTGATTTCATTTCTCGAATCTCTTCTAAAGATGTCGGATTTTAAGACAAGATCTGGACCAAATATTGAATACCGTACTGGGTTGATAAATTTTTCTTTAGTTGGAAAGACGGCATCAGAAGATGAGATTAAGAGATACCAACAATGGGATAAGATCTCAAAAGAAAAGAAAACTTTTGCTGAAAGTATTAAAAAAGCTTTTCCAAATTTAGGCATATGCTTTGGTAGTGATACATCTATTGACATCAGTGAATCGTGTTACGATAAAGCAAACATTTATAATTTTCTTAAGTTTAAAACAAATGTTACTTCAGTGTATCATTCCGTATATGGTAATAACAGAGACACACAAGAACGTATAAAAAGCATAACTGAACACGCCATGTCAATTAATAAAAACGCAGTATATAATACCTTTATGAGTAATAGTCCTGAAGAAACATTCAACTACTTGAGAAAGTAACATGATGATATTTGCGAATTCTTCTCCAAAAAAGAAGAAAACGAAGTTGACCAAAGCAAAGCAAAAGATTCTTGGCGAATACAATGAATGGAGAAAGCAGAATAAGTTACCTGAAGTATCTTCTTTAGAAGCTAAGAGATTCTCGGGTTCTTTTCAGGAATACAAGCCAAAAACCGTGCATATGCGTAGTACTGCCCATATTAAATCACTAGAAAGTATGGATCCTGCAGTATGTTCGCGTAATTCTATTATGGATCGTATGTCTCTTGATAAAGAACCAGAACACGTAAAAGAACAGATTCTAGCTAAGAGTAAGAGAATTGCACTGATGTACAATAAAGGTGCATATCAATACATTAGTGATGAGATTGATGTGACCACCATCGGCACACGCAATAGAAGAATGTGATGTACATATATAATACCATATGTTACTATATCATGGGTGCTAGTGACCAACACTAGAAATTTTGTTATATTGGAGATTATAATGACTAAGTCTGAAAAACTACTTAATGCTCTTGAAAATGGCGCGCATCTAACCACCAAGCAGATCGCTGCTCGCTTTGGTCTAAAGAATCCTAGTGCTGCGATCAATGACCTTCGCAATGAAGGTTATGCGATTTATTTCAATGAACGTAAGACGAAGACTTCTTTTTACAAGTTAGGTAAGCCTACTCGTTCAGTAGTCGCTGCAGGTCATCGTGCTCTAGTCGCTCAGCGCTAGACCTAAGGTTGGGAAGGGGTCTTTCGGGACCCCTTTTCCTTATTTAAGAATGAGGTTAATATGCCAGTATCAGTAGACGAACTTTCAAAAAATTCAATGGGTGGCACTGAACGAATGAAGTATGGACTTCAAGATCGTATCAGTCCAGAGCTTCTAGATAAGTTTCAAGTAATATGTTCTCGTGTTCGAGAAATTGATCCTAAACTTATTCCCATTTATTGGCTACATGATCTACCTGAAGATCCTGAGTCTGAGCATCTTCGATCAGGTGGCTGGAACAAATTTGAAAAGTGCGTGTTCGTCTCTAATTGGCAAATGCAGAGTTATATCAAACATTTTAATATGCCTTGGTATAAGAGTCGTGTGATTCAAAATGCCATTGAGCCTATTCCTTTTCTTCCTAAGAACAAAGATAAGATTAAGCTAATTTATCATACTACTCCTCATCGTGGTTTAAATCTACTTGTTCCAGTCTTTACCAAATTGGCAGAGAAGTATGATAACATCGAACTAGATGTATTCTCTAGTTTTGAGATCTATGGATGGAAGCAACGAGATGAACCATACGAAGCTCTATTTGATGCATGTAGGAATCATCCAAAGATTAATTATCACGGATTTCAGCCAAACGATGTAGTGAGAAAAGCTTTACAAGAAGCTCACATCTTTGCTTACCCATCTATTTGGGTTGAAACATCTTGTATCGCATTGATGGAAGCAATGAGCGCAGGATGTTTATGTGTTCATCCAAATTATGGTGCTCTACCTGAAACGTCTGCTGGATTTACATGGATGTACCAATATCGTGAAGATATTCGCGATCACATGGTCATCTTCTATTCTATGCTAGATAAAGCTATCAATGATGTAATGACTGAAAATGTTCAGGTTTCTTTAGAAACTACTAAGAACTATATAGATACGTTCTATAACTGGGATCGAAGAACGGAAGAATGGCAAAATTTCTTTACTAATATTCTACGAGAAAAGAAGCTTCTATAATGGCTATTAATTCGCTTACTGATAAACTCATTGCCAAAAAGTTTTGGGGTGAGGAACCAATCTATAAGAAAGCAATTACATCTAAAAATGATGGAATACTTTGTAAAATGCTTAATTGGTATAATGTCATGTCTGATGAAAAAGATAAAGACAAATGGCTTACCGATTATATGAAAAAAAATGGATATAGTAAAACCGATATTTCAAATATCGTGAATTTAAATTCACTTGGTAATATTGCTAAAAATAGTGCATCTGTTCTTGCAAGAATAGAATCCAATGGAACTATTTTTGCCGGAGAATTAGAGGGTCAAGTTAAGAGCAGAATTGAAAAAGCTTTATCTTATAATCAACGAGAATTAAAAGAAGATAAATCAAGCGCAAAAGTAGTTTCCATTCAAGATAGAATCAAAGTGCTTGCTGAACCTCATATGATTCATATTGATGATGAGATTCATTCTTGGTACTATGAACGCAAGACAAAGATAGAGTTTTCTTTATACACATATCTTCAACGCAATCAGCTTAACTCGCAGATTTGCAATCATATCAAAACATTAGTTTCTAAGATTCATGCTGAACATGCCGAAATGATAGAAGGTAAGGATGAACAACTAACTGAAGCCTATGCTTATCTTCCTAATGCTTCAAAGAAAGCTATCATGAAGCAGTTGACTTCATGTATGGACGATATTGAACGATTTGTAGGTAATACGAAAGTATCTAAACCTCGTAAACCTCGTAAAAAGAAAGAAGTTACTGCTAGTAAGTTGATAAATAAGCTAAAGTATCAGAAGGAATTTACTAAGCTTAAGATTAAATCTATTTCTCCTGAATCGATCGTATCAGCCCAACAACTTTGGGTGTATAATACGAAATACGGTCATTTGACTATGCTTAATGCTATAAACGATAAAGGTCTTAGTGTTAAGGGAACGACGATTGTCGATTATGATCAAACTTCTAGTATTAAGAAGAAGCTTAGGAAACCAGAAGACATTATTCAAAAGGTTTTAACTGGAGGAAAATTAGTTTTAAAGAAACTTATGTCTGATTTGACGACTAAACCTATCGAAGTAAATGGTCGAATTAATGATGATTGTATTCTATTAAAATCAATAAAATAAAAAAAGAGGCCTTCTATGCTAGAAAGCGCACCTCAAAAATTAGCTGAAAACGTAATAGTTTTCCCACATTCCAAACGGTTTGGTCCAGCTGCAACTGTCGAAGAACTTAAAGAAATGATTGTAGCAAATAAGACGGAAGTTATAGAGTGCTTTGTAGAAGAACTTACCAAAGAGATTTTTAGAATAACTTCAGATCATGGTTACGATATAGATAACACAAAGGACATTGCCTATATACTTATTTCTTTAAAAGCGATACTATTACGACATGAGAACATCTATCATCCTATTCAAACGTTCATAGATGAAACTGTAAATGCTGACTGTATACAACCTATTGAAGATTAATTTCGGAGTATAAAATGATTATCCTTGACTTAAATCAAGTCATGATTGCAAATATTATGGCCATGTATGGCAAACATATTGGAAAGACACCAATTGAACTGGATCTATTTAGATCTATGGTGTTGAATACAATTCGCTCTCTAAATAAAAAGTTTAAATCTGATTTTGGCGAATTAGTCATCGCTGCAGATGGTAAGCGTAGTTGGCGTAAAGATGTATTTCCTTATTACAAGGCCAATCGAAAAAAGAATCGTGAAGAGTCTGAAATCGATTGGTCTTTGATCTTTAATTGCCTAAACACCATTCGCGAAGAACTTAAAGATAATTTCCCATATCCTGTAATCCATCTTGATGGCGCAGAAGCTGACGACGTTATTGGTGTATTGGTGCAAGAATTCTCTAAGCGAGATCCATCTCAAAAAGAACATATCTTGATTCTATCTGGCGATAAGGACTTCATTCAGCTGCACTCATACAATAGTGCAGTTACAGTGAAACAATTCGATCCTATAAATAAGAAATATGTTTCAGCAGATGATCCTAAGAGGTTCATGAAAGAACACATTATTAAAGGCGACGTTGGTGATGGTATTCCAAACTTCTTGTCTCAAGACAATAGTTTTGTTGATAACATCAGACAAAAACCTATTCTTAAAAGGAATCTTTCCGAGTGGATTTCATATTCCACTCCACAAGAATTTTGTAATGAAGAACTACTGCGTAACTATAAACGAAATGAATGTCTAATTGATCTTCGATTTACACCAACACATATTCGCGAAGCTATCATGACTCAGTTTGAACAACAAACTGGCAAGAATAGATCTAAAATCATGAACTACATGATTAAGAATCGCTTAAAAGTGTTGATGGAATCCATTAATGATTTTTAGGATTAAAAATGTATAAATCACTTTATGAAGAATTGTCTATAATTTCAGAACTTAAAACATCAAAAGAAAAAATAGAAGCGATCTTAATGCATCGCCGCCGAGATGCTTTTAAATCTTTATTTGGTTTAGCATATGATCAAAGTATTAAATGGTTGTTACCAGAAGGTGAACCCCCGTTTAAACCTACAGAAGCTATAGACGTAGAAAGCCGTTTGTTAAATGAAATTCGTAGAATGTATCTGTTTGTAGAAGGCGGTAATCCAAATTTAACTAAGTCACGACGTGAATTTTTATTCATTCAGTTGCTTGAATCAATTCATCCGCTAGATGCAAAATTGATCATTTCTATTAAAGATAGAAAATTACCATTTAAAGGTTTAACTAAAAAGATCGCACAACAGGCATTTCCAGATCTTAACATCGAGGCAATTAAAGAAGAGGCATGAGCAAGTCGTTTAGAGAAAAAAGATCTCAAGATAAAGATCTTTATGAATCAATTCCAAATACAAGACGATCACATAAAGGTTTTAAGAAGAAAGAAAAAGTAGTCTATACAGCTCTTAAAACACGTGATATTGAAACGCTCATTAAATACACTGAGGATGAAGATTAATGCCTACGTATACATTTCGTAATAGTGAAATGGATGAAGTGTTTGACCAGTTCTTCTCTTCATACGCAAAAAAAGATGAGTTTCTCGTGGAAAACCCGCAACTACAACAAGTACTCCATCCTGTTGGAATCGGAGACCCAATTAGGCTGGGGTTGAGGAAACCCGACGATGCTTTTAGAGACAAACTCAAAGATCTCTC